CCTGGTTGCTTTGTCCAAAAAGAGAAGTTCATATTCCTTTGAGAGTATATTAATGGCAGAGGTAAAAAAAAAATTTTTTATTTAAATACGTTGTTAAATCAACTGCGTTGCTTACAATTTCCGGAATGTATATCTGCGTCGAGCGGCAGTCCATGCTGTGGGCAACTGATTAGACCTAATATTAAACAGGGGTCGCATAGGTAGGGTAAGATCTTGAAGCGTTACAATGCCACCAGCACTAAAATATGCGCTAATACCAGTCGAGTAAGCAGTTAGGGTGGCATACGCAGAAATCTGTTGGGTTGTAGCAGATCCACCAAATGCCTCAAAGTATAGCTTATAGCATAGCAACGAGCTTCCAGTAGGGACTGTTAAATCAACAATTCCGATACCAGATGTTCCAAATTGGGTAAAAATAGACAGTTGATTCCCACCGACCGTCGACGTAAAATCGATGACGTATTCGATTTCGAAAGCGCCATAGTTGGTTGGGCTCGTTCCTAATCCAGCAACAGGCCCCTTAAAAGAACCATACACATTCTGAGGAGGAATTGGGATAGAGTAGGTGGTAGAGTCAAGACTTCTTTCACACATCTGATATTGCAGTCTCGAATACTGAACCGGGCTGACTCCAGGTAACGCAAGATCAATTGATTCACTTTGTAGTAAAGTAGCAGATACATCATTAGTAGTTAAGCTGTTAGACAGCAAATTGACGAATGGAACGTCAGCCGGAGTCGCTTTCGTTTCGTCACATTCCATAAAATAACATTCGTTCATGTTCAGTCCTTTGCGAGTGTTGTATATCATACACCATATTTTTTATCTGAAAATAATTAATTGTGAAATAGTTTATTGTAGTAGGTATAGAAAAACTCTTTTGAATATGCTAACTTTTCACGATAGTAAGTCAGCTCAAGCGTTATGCTTAGTTGCGGATTATTCAGCGAGGTCTCGATCAAATAACATGCATACACTATACTACGATCCTGCAGTTGATACTGTACGGTCGCGTAACGCAAGTCCAACAAGCGACGTTGGTCAGCTAACGAGATACACAGCTGCAGACATAAAACGTATGACATTAGTCGAACGTCGAAGATTAAAGAATGAAATGGAGGCTGCTTTAATTAAGAAAGAGCTTCCCGGATTAGAGTATAAGACAAGACTCAATGAGATAATATCGGTACTACCAAGTTCCGTTCCAGATCGGATTTATGTAGCTGGAGCATCTGGGGTGGGTAAAAGTTCATTTAGCGCTCAATTTGTTCTTGAGTACCATATCAAGTACCCAGATAACAAGATTTATATGTTCAGCACTCATAAGGCAGAGCACGCATATAGCACGTTACCAATTGAATATCAAGAGCTGTCAATATTGCTTGGAAGCGAACGACCTACTGTCCAAGAGCTTGCCAATAGCTTAGTGTTATTTGATGATGTCGATAACCTACAAGATAAGAAATTACAGGACGCTGTTAATGCGTTACAGTCGGACTTATTAGCTAACGGACGTAAATACAAGATTAGCGTTATGATCATAGCACACCAATTAATGAACTACAAGCAGACGAGGAATATCCTATCAGAATGCTATCGTGTAGTGTTCTTCCCACAAAGCAGCAAATATCATGTTAATCGCTACCTTAAGACCTATGCCGGTATCCAAAAAAGTGATATAGATCGTATCATGGCAACTAAGTCAAGATGGATCTGCCTACAAACAACAGTCCCTAATATAGTAATCGCTGAGCATGATGTGTTCATTCTTTGATTTGCAACGAATTAGTAATCTATCCGTAAAACGGATTAGTAACTCTGGCATGGCAAGCACCCACCCTCCACAGGTGGAATAGCATATGCTACAATAATGTCTGGTGTTGTTTTCAGTGAATCTGCTATTTTTAGCAATCGATCGGCGTAAGCATCAATATCCATTTTGCCACCTATTAGACGAGCGATACAATGACGACCACACGTAGATGACTCTCGACCCTGTAGTCTATGATCGTTGAATATTACACGACCATCAGTACCATTCCATAGCAATCTAAGCAGATTGACTGTAGGATCCCTTAGCATATCTTCAAATTGGCGGGCTATGAACTTTTGCTGCGTATCTGGAGCGCTACCATATGAGTCGAAAAACTCGATACTAACCTTGCCCTTAGAATCTATAGTATCATGAATAAGCACCCAATGACCGTTAGAAGGTGTAGTCTCATACAAAACGATAAAGGGGCGTGTTGGTAATTTTTTTAGACCTTTCAAATCTGCTCTTAAGTATATATTCAAACTGTTAGTCCTGCTTGATGGCACATAGCTGTAGTATGCACTTCGTAGGTCATCGTCTGACATTGGACGAGTTACTAATTCGTTGTGAATCACTAATCCGTGAAACGGATAGATTGCATCTGCGTTGCGAATTGTAATAGCCATTTATTTTACGAATTTTTTTATCCTCGATTGTATATATTACCAAAAGTTATTTTTCAACAAAATGAATGAATCGAAGGAAATCATTTACGCAAATATCTTACTTACCAATCCAACCGGAAAAGCTATTCGATGTGATATTCTATCGAGACGTAATGAAGCATTGCTAACTAACGCTAAGGAATGGAAGATGGCTGTTGTAAGGTTTGACATGAACTCAGGACTGCCCATGTTGGAAGCTGACCCATATCACACAATAGGCATGAAGATTGGAGCCGCAGCATACAATAATACCATAGTACCTCTATACAATCCAACGTTTTATCTTGAACCGAGTGAGGTAATTAGAGCTCTAAATAACGCACTGATGCTTGCATACACAAGCCTTCTACCAAGCCTACCGCCAGCATGTCAATTTCCACCCGTGTTTCATCTGCGTGATAACAAAGTAACGCTATACTTTCCTGTAGCATACATAGCTAATGGGGTCGAAATATTCGTATCCCGAGATACATACAACGATATGACTCCTGCAATTCCGATTAACAGTAGTATGCTTCCACCTGATTTCATAAACGATGACTATTTTGCTGGAAATGGGCAAGATATATTCTACGATCTCGCTAATCAAGCTATACAAGCTCCGCCAGCACCGAGGTATAACTATCCACTATCTATTAGTACATCTACTGCAGACTATGCATTTCTGGAGTCTATTGATGCTAACTTAGCTAACCTAAGCTCCATTAATTTGATCAGCTTATTTTCAAGTAATTTGCCTATTAGATCTGAATTGGATGGTTCAAACAGTCCAGCTATTTCAACGGACACTTCATCAAAGCTATCCGATTTTGTGGTCAGTCCGCAATCGCCATATGAGACACGAGTTCTTTTAGAGTATCTACCTACATCACAGTATCGCTGGATCGAACTGGTTGGATCGGGAAGCATTAAGGACATTCATCTCGAAGTATTCTATACCACCAAATATGGAACGATTTTCCCATTTTACATTCTACCTGGAACTCACCTAAATATCAAGATGTGTTTTAGCAGGATTTAGTATTTAATGGCATTTAATGGCATTTAATTATTTTTAGTTAATTTTTTTCTGCTGCAGTATGGTATATACAAAAAGATATGTCTGTTGCTCCTGAACAAATGCGACCAGTCAAGGTGGTCGAACCTAAAATTGACCTCATGCACTCTGCTAAGCCTCAATTTGCTGTGTTAGAAGCTGGTCAAAATACTCAATTTATTACAGTTAATCCTTCTGGTAATCCCTCGCTGTCTCAAATGACATTTAGCGTTAACCCTCCTGGGACTGGTATCTTCGTAGGCCGTCGTCCCTTGCTGCAATGCGAATTTCTACTTACATTTACTGGTACTACTACACTTGCACCTTTATTGCAAGCCAATGAAATGCCTACGCTTCCAGGTGTTAATCCCGGTGTACGTCAATTAGATGCTCTGCGCTGCGATCCTCTTAATTCTGCTATTAGTAATCTATCTGTGTCATTAAATTCCGATCGTGTATCCGTACCCCTCTGTCAGTATAGCCGTATCCATCAACGATTCGGTCATTGGAAGCAGGATGCTAAATATGCTCAATCTCCGTGCTATGCAGATCCTTCTATGCAATACTCTGATCTTACTACCTCCCCTCGTAGTCCTCTCCTTGGATATGCTTCTTCTACGGAAGGTTATGAAGGTCGAGCTGGAGGTTCCTTCTCGGTACTCGAAACAAATACTGCTACATCAGCTACTGTGCGAGTTCGTGTGGCAAGCTTTCTTAATATTAGTCCATTCAACTACGAAGATATCTCAGGATCTGAGCCTACTAACCTGCTTGGAATTCAGTCATGTGACGTTATTGTTTCTATGCAGGGTCGTAATGGTATTGCTAATGCTCTCTGGTCGCATAATACTGACTCTGCTGCCGTATTTAGTAATATCCAGGTAGCTCTTGTTAGCGCTGCTCTTACGTTTCAATACACTACTCCGCCTATCCAGATGGCAATCCCCCAAACTCTGTCGTATGACTATACTGATATTGCTGTTTATCCTACTGTATCGTCTGCCCTACTCGGATCTGGCGCCTCTGCTACTCTACCTATGAATACAGTAGTTCTTAACTCTATCCCAAGCAAGATGTATGTTTGGGCTTCATATTCCGATACTTCTGCTGATATCAGCAAGGCTGATACGTTCTTTCGAATTGATGGTGTTGATATCTCGTTTGGTAATCAAAGTGGTATTCTTGCGTCTGCTAATTCACGTGACCTGTATCAGATCTCAGTTGAAAACGGTCTTAACACTACCTTCTCCCAGTGGGATAAGCATATTGGTTCTGTTCTTGCTTTGTCTGTTGGCGAAAATCTTCAGCTTCCGCCCGGTCAGGCTGTTGGCCTTCGTGGATCTTTTACGATGCGCATGAACGTTCGTGTGACTAACCTATTTGCAACGGCCGAATATCCTACGCTATGGGTTGTTTGTGTCAGCGATGGAGTACTGCAGGTAGTCAATATGCAGAATGGCTCTCCGGGTACTGTCCTACGTTCGATTGGTGTTCTTTCTCCTGATGATATAATGAAAGCGTTTGATAGCAAGGAAATTTCCCCATATTCTCGTCCCCAATCCATGATGGGTGGTCGTATGCACTACGGCGGTAAAGTCGATTGGCGTCGCGTCTGGGATACTATTAAATCGGTAGGCAAGACTGTCTCTGGTGTTGCTGCGGCAGCGGCTCCGTTCGTTGCTCCTGAACTTGCTTTGCCTGTAGCGGCTGCTAATCGTCTGATTCAGGGATCGGCACTT